TAACTCACTTTGGAAAACAATATATATTTGAGGCTGAAAAACAAGTTTAGTGGGTGATAATATATGAATGTTACTATTGACTCAACAAATGTAGTAAATAATTTGAATAAAATGAAACAATTATCTACTCAAAGTTTAGTGGTTTTGCTAACTGAAATGGCACAATATACAATGACAGTATCACGAGATACCATTAGTAGTAATGGTGGTGATTTAGCAAATTCACATAGAATAACTACATTAAATTCTGGTAGTTATTCATCTGTAAAACTTTCTGCAGGTGAGGGGATTGATTATTTAGGCTATTATTACTATGGTACAAATGGAAGTTGGAAAACTTCTAAAGATAGTCCAACTTTAGTTGAAAGTAAAATGAGTAAATATGGATATACGCCAGATAGTCAAGGTTATTACCATTGGAAAGGTCAAAAAGCACATAAGTTCTTAGAAGATGCTTTAACAATAGCATATCCTAGGGATATATCTATAGCAAGAGAAAGATACAGAGAATTTATATCAAGGGGAACGGGGTAAGATTATATGGAATTGAAAAGAATTAATTACCGAAACTTAATCTTAAAGCAAGTTGTTATTCCTAAATTAAGGGAAAAAATTGAAAGATTAGACGGCAATGTTAAATATGATTTTCCAAAAGATAAAGCCAAGTTCCCTTTAATTATAGTAAATATAAATGATAGTCCTAATAAATATGATATTTACCAAAATGAATTAACAACTACAATTACAATTACAATGAGTATGTTAGAAGAATATCAAAGTGATTTAATGGACTTAGAATTTGACGTTACAACTTGTATGCTTGAAATGGGATTTACAAGAAGTCAACCATCAATGCCGTACAAGAACGCTAATTATGACAAATACCAGATAGATATAAGTTATAAGATTGGTTATAACTTATTGAGTGGTGAATTTGAAAGAAGAATTTAGAAAGGAGAAAACTATATGTTTAAATTAAATCTACAATTATTCGCTGATGATACAACATCACAATTAGGTAGTGCCGTTGTCGGTCATCGTATGTATATGGGTGTAGACGTAGTGCCTAGCGACTTAGATGATGTTGTATTAGGTGTAAGAAGTACACCAGACTTAGGAGATGCACAAAATACAGTAGAGGCAAATGTTATCAATTCAATTCGTGAAGAAAACGTTAGTGGTTTATTCCCTGCAAGCGAAATTGAATATACATTATTAATGCACCCTACAACAATCGAAAACCAATTAAAATATGTTAATAAAGAAATTTGGGTTTATGAAGAAAGAGAAAACATGACTTCTACTCCTGAAAAATTAGGTTGGGGAATTGCTTACAAAATTAAAGTAAGTGGTATTACAGCAACTGGGCAAGAGCCAGAAGGATTACAAGAATTAACACAAAGTGCTACATTAGTAAGTGATGAATTCTACTATGTACGTCCAGATTATTCTGGTGATACTGCAACATATAAAGTTGTTGGTATGCAGACTGGAAAAACAACTAGTATTAATGCTTTGTTAGGAACAAGTAGTGGTAGTTTAGTTGATTAATAATATTGATTTTAATTATACAAAAAGGAGAAAACAAATATGTTATTAAAAGGAAAAGATGTTAATGTTGAAATTGAAATTAAAGTAAGAAAAGCACAATTATTTGAAGAAAGCGTATGCAATGAAAACGAAAACTTATTAGCCGTATTACCTCAAAAGGCTATGGGTAGAAATAATATTGGTTTTCTAATTGACCTTATTTCATTTTTCCAAGTAGGCGAAAACAAATTACCTAAAATAAGCGAAGAAGTCGATGAAGATGGAAACAAAAAATATGATTTATATGACTTTTTAGATGATTATTTAGAAGTTAATAAGAAAATGTCAATTACTGAATTATATGCAAAAATAATTGAAGAATTTGACGTGAAAGGAATTATTGACCGTGGTTTGGGTTTTCAGATGGCAAAGATGTTGAGAGATGCGGTGGAACAAATGAAAACAGAAATGACATTGAACAAGGCAACAGCGACTCAACAACAAAACGTGGAAAATGGATAGAAAGTTTAAAGATTGAATGTTATCAATGGGGTATGCTACCTAGTGAATTTTGGGAGTGTACCCTTTCTGATATTGCTCATTTTCTAATTGCTAAAAGCAAGAAAAAAGAATTTGACGAGAAGTTAAGCAATCAAAAGATGTATGTTTTAGCGAGAATGATTGCAACAATGAATGGAACAAATTTAAGAAGTGCATTTAGCAAAAAAAGTAGAAATATTGAATATCCAAAATATAGCGACTTCTTTAAAGATGAAGATGTTAAAAAGAAAAAGGATAGCAATGTTTATGAAGTCATTAATGATGAAAATAAATATGAATTTTTACACAAGCAAAAATTGGCTTATGAAAAAATGGGCATAAAATTTAATAAACAAGGGAAGTGATAACATGGATATGACAGTTGGAACAGTTAGTATTAATTTCACGGCAAATGATACTGGTGTTCAACAGACTATTAATAGTATTTTAAATACCTTAAATCAAGTACAATCAAAGGCTAGTAGTATGGGTTCTCAAATTTCAAAAGGATTTAGTGGTGTATCTACTGTTGCCAATCAACAAGCGACTGGAGTTAGAAGTGCTATGAATACTATAACTACAAGTGCTAAAAATGGTGCGACAAAGATAGCAACCGCCACAACGAGTATTAAAGGTTCTTTTAGCAAAATACTGTCTAGCATGAAAAGTTTGATTAGGTTTGCCGTGTTTTCTTATATAGGTAGACAAATTATCAATTTAGGAAAGACACTATTCACTCTTGGTAGTGATATGGCAGAGGTTGAAAACTTATTCCAAGTTTCATTTGGTAATATGTCAACTAAAGCCGAGGAGTTTGCAAATATGCTACAATCTGCATATGGAGTTGATACTACCCCAGTTAAGGAACAAACGGCTTATCTAAATGCAATGTTTACAAGTATGAAATTTGGCGAAAATACGGCTTATACAATGTCAACAGAGTTAGAAAAATTATCGTATAACATGAGTTCTTTGTACAACATATCACAAACAGATGCTTACGAAAAGTTGCGTAGTGGTATGGCAGGGCAAATTCGCCCTTTAAAACAACTTGGTATTTTGATAGATGATACGACAATTAAACAATATGCGTTAGATAATGGGATTGTTAAATCTACATCTGGAATGACACAACAACAAAAGGCATTAGCGAGATATTACGCTATATTAGACCAGACTAAATCTTCTTGGGCAAGTACAACAGAGGAAACAAAAAATGGTACAAGGACTATAGGGGATTTGGAAAAGACACTTAAATTGTTGGGTGTCTATAAAAGCGGTGAACATATAAATATATGGTGTGAACAAATTTTATTTGTTTGCTAACGATGAAACCTAAATGTTTTAATTTATAAAAATAAATGATAATATATAACATGAGGTGATTTTATGAAAACTTATGTCATATATAAAGCAAGAAACATTATAAACAATAAAGTTTATATAGGTAAAACTTATAATTTTAAAAAAAGAAAAAGAGAACATATTTATGATTTAAAAAGGAGTAGTTCATATTTTCATAGAGCAATATTAAAATATGGCGAGGAAAATTTTGAATGGACTATATTAGAAAATAATTTATCTAAAGAAGATGCAAATGAAAAAGAAAAATTTTATATAAAATATTATAACTCATATGTTCATGCCGAAAATTCAAATGGATATAATTTATCTTTTGGTGGTGATGGTGGTAGCCACGGGCATAGAAAAGTTATATTACTTGATTTAAACAATAATTTTGTTAAAGAGTTTGACACAATAAAAGATGCCGATGATTTTGTTGGTAGTAGAATAAAATGTTGTTTAAAAGGGCAAAACAAAAGAGTAAAAAATTATATAGCATTATATAAAGAAGAATATGATATTAACAAAGATTACACATATAAAAAGAAAAACAATTCTAAATCAAAAGGGATAATTCAATTAGATTTAAAAGGGAATTTTATAAATAAGTTTGAAACAATAAATGAAGCATCAAAAAATACAAAAACAAACAGAACATCTATAATAAGTGTGGCAAATAAAAAATATCATAGTGCAAATGGTTATTTATGGGTTTATGAAAAAGAATACAATAAAAATAATCGTTATAAAATAGATAAAACGAGAATTATAAACAGAATATATAAATTAGATAAAGATTTTGAAATAATATGTATTTATGATAAGCAAAAAGAAATTTGTGATAAATATAATTTTAATTATAAAGTATTCAATAAATATGTTAATTCTAAAAAAATATATAAAGGGTTTTATTGGATTAAAGAAAAAGATTATGAAAATTTTATAAAATTAAAACACATGGCAATATCGTGCTAAGCATTTTGAGAAATCAAAATGAAAGTGTATCGACTAGAATATACGACCTAACCCATTTATGGTATGGTTATGAAATTCGTACATTTAATGTGAAATTCATTAAGTGGAAGTGCCGTTCATACAATCTTGAAAAAGAGATTTGGAAGAGATAGTCAGGCTTATATGAAAGTATAAGAATGTGGAGCAACAATCCACAAAACCAATTAAGAATATTACAATCAAGATTATCTTCATTAGGTAGATATTGGGGGTTGGCATTTATGCCTATTGCTAGTGTTGTAATACCTTATCTAAATTCATTAGTTAAAATTTTGACGGCTGTAGGGCAAGCGTTTGCAACATTTATGGCTCGATTATTTGGAATTGGTGATAGTTATAAAGATATTATAGGTGATTGGAGTACATCGAGTGGAACAGATTATAGTGAAATATCAGATTTATTAGATGATGCCGATGACTCTAGTAGTAATACCGCAAGCAATCTTGGTACTGCCTCTGATAATGCTAAAAAATTGAAAAAACAATTGATGGGATTTGATGAAATCAACAATATAACAAGTAGTGACTCTAGTAGTAGTAGTAGTGGTAGTGGTAGTGGAAACAGTATTGTAGATGGATTAGAATGGAGTTTGCCAACAACTGATGACCCTAGTGCTATGGTTGATACATTAACAGAAAAAATTGAAAAGGCATTTGCCGATATATTTAAACCCCTACAAGATAGTTGGGATAAATACGGCGGAAAAATAATCGAAAATATTCAAACGGCATTTGAAAACTTGAAACAAGTTGGAACAAGCGTAATGGATATTATTGGTGCAAAATGGAGTTATTGGTTTGGTAGTTTTACAGATATGTTTTTTTCAATGCAAACAGTTGGTTCAACAGTATTTGTTGGAATTACTGAATTAATAAAAGATGTATGGACTAATGGTGGTGCTTATTTATTTGTTCAAATAGGAAATTTAGGTGCTAGAATAAGTGAACTTGCTACAACTATTAATGATTATTTTGTTACACCATTCTTAGAGGGTATTAATAAATATATTATTCCCGTTATTGGTGAATTTACTGGTGGTGTATTATATCAAATAGGGCAAGTCATAAAAGATGTAAATATAAAGATTGGTGAATTTTCAGACAAATTAAAAGAGATAGCCTCTGGCATAAATTTTGATAGCATGGATACAATCTTACAAATATTAGGTGGTATTTTAGCAATATTTACAGCAGGTGGGTTAATAACTCATTTTGGTAGTTTGCTTGAAATGGTTGTAAAAATAACAACATTTTTCCCTGCTGTCGGTAATTTGTTAGCATCATTTGGTGGACTTTCTGGAATATTTACAGAGGTAAGCACGGCGGTTAGTGTATTCTTTCAAGGATTGCAAGAGGGTATGGGGATTACATCTGCTTTTCAAACAGTAGTGCCTAATATGAGTTCTTCATTAGTTGGATTAATTAACCCATTTACGTTAGCAACAGCAGGTATTATTGCATTTGCAAGTGCTTTCGTATATTTATATACAACTAGCGAAGAT